GTGACCCAGATTCTTTGATAATACCTAATCCAGATAATGTCGGTTCAACTTTACCAGAGGGTTTAAATAGTGTTGATACAAATGTTGACCCATCTAATTTTATGTACACAAGAACATATGGTCAAGTTCCAAGTGGTACTACTTTGACTTTTACTTATCTCGTAGGTGGTGGTATTCAGAGTAATGTTAGACAAGGAGATGTAACAACTGTAAAAGCCATATCAACTACAATTGATGACTTTGGTAAAGATGCCACCAAGATAGCAACTGCAAGAGCATCTGTAGTTGTAAATAATGAAGAAGCAGCAACTGGTGGTGGTAGTGCAGAAACATTAGATGAGATTAGACAAAATGCATTAGCAAACTTTGCAGCACAAGGTAGGGTTGTT